ATATAATATATTTGAAACCAAAAACAGAAATTTCAACGAGATTCTAATTTTCCAATCTCGACAATGGGGTATGGGCTATTTGGCGAGAAAGACTAGCACACAATATTGGCTAATTTTTGTAGTTCAATACTCTCTGATCGGCTGCCCTATTATATATGGGTATAAGTCAAATGTAAGAATAGCGGTTTAAGGCTGAATTTGGTATCGTAACGCGATTATTATGATTTCTTGGTAGGAATGTAAGCTACTGTATTATTTTTTGGTTTTTTCAACGGATTTCTTTTTTCTAAGATCTGGCACTGGAGTTCTATCTTCAATCCAATTCTTAAAAATTTTTGTATAATTTTTTGCATACCGAGTCATATTAGTTACACGGCTTCTATCTCCCTTTACGCTCATCTTCGATCTCCTTATCTTTTTCTTCTTCTAGTACTTCTTCTTCTACAGGTTCTGTATAGATACCCAATTTCTTTTCAAACGCATTTACTGCAGGTTCTAACGTTCCGTTGTAATCAGCGATTATTATAACTAGGGCAGCTACACAATGCAAATAAAACCAAGTCATACAATTCCTTTCTTTCTTTCACTATTACGTTAGTAATAGTTTTCTTTATTTTATATATATATATATTATATATATATTAATATTAAGCTTAACACGTACTAACAATATAAGTCTTAAAGCACGTTTTGTCAAGTATTATTTAAAAAAAATATTTACCTTGCTTTATATTTATTACTGTTTTATATTCATACAATGAAAAAAGCAAATAAAAAAGACGCTATGGTACATTGTGCTAATTGGAACGCTGGTAAATGCTTGGGAGCTATGATGTACAGAAGAAACGATAAATTGCGGATGACGATAGATAAGAAGAAAGCTGATAAGGATTGCATCGTAGATAATGGATGTGATTATTTTGATAACATCGTAATACCTGGAATGGAGAATAATGGGAATTAATACTGAGGTTACACCAAAGAAGATAAAGTATTTAGAAAAGGTAATAGATAAGGTTAAACGTAAGAAAAGACCTGTGCGTGCTGAGGTAATGCCTACCACAGTTCCAGCGTGGGGCTCAATGAGAAAAGAAGAAAGGAATGAAGAATGCGAAGATTAGATATAGGTGGTCACGAATATAAAGTAAAAATGATGGATGGCGAGAAGAATGCGAGTGATGGCAAACTATTGTTTGGATTGAACAATCCTAGAACTTGTGAGATCTTTTTAGATGAGAAGCTTGTTACATCAAGAAGGAACGAAACTTTCTTGCACGAAGTAATTCACGTTATTCTTGTAAACACTGGTTGCGATCACGATGAAGGACTTATTGAAAGTCTTGCAAATGGTTTTCATCAATTAGGAGTAGGAGAATATCTATGGCGAAAAACAACGAAATAGTAAAAGCAATTGAAAATACATATCCTGTTATGATGGATAGGTTTGAAAAGATTACCGATGAGCAATATGATCTATTCTGTACAAAGCAGTATGATTATGGTTGTGGCAACATAACACTTGGTGGTGACTTGGATAACGACGAAGACAGGATGTTTGCTTTGACTGCCCTTGTTATTAGAATGAATGATAAAGTAAATAGACTTAAGAATATAATTGTTAAGCATAAAGGAGATAATGCGGTAAAGGATGAAACATATATGGATGCGTTTAAGGATTTGTCTGTATATGGTGTGATAGCACAACTTGTATCGGAGCGAGTATGGGGCAAGTAAGAATCTTTCTTTACTACATAGAGTCACTATTCTTGAAGTTTGTTCTTAAGGTGAGTTTATTTTTAATTAACCGTGGAGGAAAGCGTAATGAAGTGGACTAAAGCTGAAATGAATATAATAAGTCAGTACACTAGAACTATGAAAAGTGTTAAGGATATATGTTATGAATTAGATAATGCTGGTTTTATGCGTACATATAAATCTGTAACACGTAAGATAGAATCTATGGGTTGGACGAGACCGACCAATCTAACAGATCTCAGTGTACTTCCAAAGATATTGTTGTTTGATATAGAAACAACACCTATGCCTGTATGGGTCTGGGACTTTGGAAAGCAATATGTTCCATATACGAATCTTGTTAGAGATGATGCTGGTGAACAAAGATTCTGGTATGTGCTATCTTGGGCTGCTAAATGGCTTTATGATGATAATACTATATCTGATGTGTTAACTCCAGAAGAAGCGGTTGGTAGAGATGATAAGAGAATATTAGAATCTATATGGAAAATGCTTGATGAGGCTGATATTGTCGTAGCTCACAATGGCGATCGATTTGATATAAGGAAACTAAATGCAAGATTTATACTTAATGGTATGAGTCCTCCATCTCCTTACAAATCAATAGATACTTTAAAGATAGCAAGGAAAGAATTTGCTTTTAGTTCTAACAAGCAAGACTTCCTTACTAAAACATTTGGTGTATCTGAAAAGCTGAAGACTGAGTTTCAACTGTGGATAGACTGTATGGATGGCAATAAAGAAAGATTAGCTGAAATGCTAAAGTACAATGAACGTGACGTTATAGGTTTAGAGCAAGTATATCTTAAACTTAGACCGTACATAAAGAATCACCCCAACTTAGGTATACTTATGGATGACAATGTCTGTCCATCTTGTGGAAGTAAGAACCTAAAAGCATCTGATGCTACATACTTTACAAGCTCTAACGAGTTTCCTGTGTATAGGTGTGGTGGATGTAATTCTCCCTTCATAAGAAGTAAGACAAGTCTTAGTACAAATGCTACAGAATTAAGAAGCATTGCAAGTTAAAGCTTGACAAACGTGTATTTAAGAGTTATATTATAGTATATGCTTGTTCGCAAAATAAAAAATGTTGAGCACAGGATATACAATGATGAGAAGGAGTTTAACCAATACTGTCCTGATGAGAACTTAACTCGCAATTGGAGGGATGGCACTGAAGGTAGCTGGGTAATGGCTGACGACGGACAAGTCTGTCAAGTTCTAAAGCGGGGTGAGCTTAGAGATAGTCAGTCTAAGGGCGTGTGTAATTACTATATTAGGACAGTTATTGGTTCTTTCATATGTAGGGATAATGTTATGATGGAGGGAGATATGCGAAAGAATATGTATTCTTTTGCTTCCGAGGATCTCTCTCCTTATCAACATAAGATAAATAGAAAAAAACCTACTAGAAGAGAATTTCTTTTTGCAAAGTATGTTGCTCAAGGCGATGGAATCGCTCAAGCGTTTATGAAAGCATATCCTACCAATAACGAAAAATACGCAGATTACCAAGGAAAGATATTATTAAGTACCGAAAGGGTTAAAGGTTTGATTAGAGAAGAAGTAGACAAGGTTTTAAACGAAGCCGAAATTACTCCATTGTATTTACTTGAAAAGATGAAGTCGGTTGTTGATGACGATGGGTCTCAAGACAAAGATAAGATACAAGCTATTAAAACTCTTATGCAGATAAGTGGTATGATGGAAACAGAAAAAAGAACAGAGTCGTTAACATTATTTCAAGGATTTACAAAGGATCAATTAAATGCTATCCAAGGCGGAGATTCAAAAAAACTCATTGAGGCTTCGAGAGAAGTCGAAAAATAAAGAATGTTTGATATGCGGTTTTCCTATGGAAGACTACACATCTATTTGGTATAATGTATCAGAGGATTATTTCTCGGTAGAGTGTTGCGAATGTTTCTCATCTTATGATGAAAACTTTGAAATAAGAATGCCAGGATTAATCTTTAACTATGGAGAATCATAATGAAAAAAGTAGAGTTCAACTTAACCTTTGAGGTTCATAAGAAATTAGATGAAGAAGATTTTGAAATGTTATTAAAAAATTATTTAATTAATGATTATGTTATTGAAGACTTTGTTAATAGCGTAATTGGAGAAGAAGATAATATAGATAATTTTTCAGTAAACTCAGTAAGCTTAGTAAGAAAAAAGAAAAGAAAAAAGAAAGATATAAGCAACGGAGTTCCAGATAAGAACTGGGACGTGGTATAAATGAAGTTAGCTGTATACGGAACACTTAGAGATGGAAATAAGAATACAGGTAGGGTAAAAGATACATCACTTGTATATCCTGGTCATCAAAGATTTCCTGCTATGATACAAGATTACAAAGGTAAGGGAACTGTGGTTGAAGTACACGACGTGACGAGTGAAGAGATAGCTCAATATGATATGTACGAAGGAGTTAATATTGGACTGTATGACAGGGTTAAGGTTGATGTAGAGATGGATAGTGGCGATAAAGTTAAAGCCTGGGTATATGTTGCTGGATCTCAGTTGTTAGAATTAGTAAATGTATTTAAAGAAGTTCCAAACGGAGATTGGTACAATAGAAAAGTTTAATATAATACCTAACGACCTAAGTGAGAAAGAACGTGTTCTTAATATGGTATCTAAAGACTTAGTTGCCTTTGGACAACTGTTCTTACCAGAAGACTTTATGAAATCAAAGCCAGCTCCGTTTCATCACGAAGTTGGTGATTTGTTTTTAAATGATACTATAAGAAGGCTTTGCCTTGTCTTGCCTCGCGGTCACACTAAGTCGACTATGGCTAAAGCTGCTTTATTACATAGGCTTTGTTTCAACCCTAAAGGAAAAAAAGAATTTGCTGCCTGGGTATCAGAAGAACAAGGACAAGCTGTAGATCATTTAAAATATATTAAAAGTCATATAGAGTTTAACCCAGCTTTAAATTATTACTTTGGTGATATGGCTGGTAACAAATGGACTGAAAAAGAAATTACCACAGCTAAAGGTGATAGAATCATAGCAAAGGGTACAAGTCAAAGACTTCGTGGTAGATCAGAACTTGGACTAAGATATACTAAGATTATTCTTGATGACTTTGAATCTGAGTTAAATACTAAGACTCCAGAAAGACGTAAAGAAATTAAAGAATGGCTTATGTCTACAGTCTATCCAGCACTTGAAGAATCAAAAGGTAATGAAGGTTCTATATGGCTTATAGGAACTATAGTTCATTATGATTCTGCTTTACAAGGTATATACGATGGTTACTTGCAAGCACAAGAAGACAATGAAAAGTATACTTGGGAAATGGTATTTCATAGAGTAATAGAGAATGATAAACCACTTTGGCCTTCTTATTTTTCAAAAGAAAAGATAGCTGGAATAAGAAAAGATTATGAGTATGTTGGGCAACTTCATAAGTTTGCTCAAGAATATATGAATGATGCTCGTGATTTAGATAGTGCAAAATTTAAAATAGATAAGATTAATTATTTTGATGGAGAATTTAAAGCTAGAAATAACCAAGCGTATATTGTAACAAAAGAAGATGCTATACCAGTTAATGTTTATATGGGTGTTGACTTAGCTTACGAATCTTCAGCACAGCACGATTATCAGGTTATTGTAGTTGCTGGTATTGATAGCGATAAAAATATATATGTAATAGATGTATTTAGAGATCATATACCACTATACGATATGCCGCGTAAAATATTTCAATATGCAAAAGAGTATCAACCTATGCGAAGAGCAAATGTAGAACACGTTGGAGCTCAAGGTATAATAAAAGATGCTGTGAATGAACTATCTGGCAAAGATAGAAAGATGGCTCCAGGTATTGCAAGAGGTGTAAGACCTCCATCTGGGATTAAAAAAGAAGATAGATTAGAATCCTTACTATGTCCTATTGTTAACAGAGGAAAGTTATTCTTAAAAAAGAATCATAGTGATTTAGTTGATGAGATGTTTCACTTTCCAAAAGCAAAGAACGATGACTTGCTTGACGGTCTTTGGTATTCAATTATAAATGCA